AACCTTTGTCTTTAGTTGGTATTCTAATTGGTTGCATATGTGGATATTCGTCATAAGAAAAATCTACTTTCTTACCTTTCATAAACTTGTCTGTTAAGTTAATAACTAAACCTATTATAATCAATATTCCTAATACTGTAAACTGCCAAAATCTAGTTGCTAAATCTATAATTAGTTCTATCATATTAGTCCTTCTTTTTATTTGTATCTACCCAACTCTTAAATATTTTCATAGCGTCTCGCATTCCTTGATTTTGGTTTGCGTGATGTTTTGCTCTATTATAAAGAGTATTAACAATTTGCATTTGTCTTGTTTTGTTAACACTTTTAATTATATTTAAAGTTTTTCTTGCCGTTTCAGAGTCTCCATATCCAGTACCTTTTACAGTATCATTTGGATTGTCATCTGTATATAAATCTTCTTTCTTTTGATGTTTCAAGTTCATACTTACTTCCGAATCATAAGTATCTAAACCTGGACCGTAGTTTGAATTTACAATAGGACTTTTTCTGTATGTTCTTTGATAATTTTTTGGTTCATTATCATTACCAACTTTACCTAAACTACCTACAGGTCTTACTGTATCATAACCGCTGATAGCAGCACCTCCCATACCAAAATATTCTTTAAATGTTTTAGTATCTTCTTTTGGTGGTATATTGTTTTCTATAAATTTTTTATTTGCTTTTTCTGTTACTGAATTTATTTTAGAAATCATTTTATCCAAAGCGACATTATTCAAATATCTTCCATCTTCAACTTTCATACTATTTTTTAGAAATCCTTTAAACAGTTGAACAAAACGTCTTTTTCTTTTTTCCGCTTCTGCTTGATTGGCGTCAATGTATCTTTGTCTTGCTTTTGGATGTATGCCTGGCTCACCAGCAGGTCCAACTCCTATACCTGCAATATTACCGCCTCCCGCTGAATTAGCAGGTGCGTCTTCATTCTGTTGTGTTTGACTTACAAAGTCTTTATAATTTTTCATTTAACTTTTATATCGCCTTCACATATACTAATTTTTTCTTTTGAATTTGTGTGGAACACTTCATAAATGTCCAATCCCATAACTGTATCTATTGGTTTACTATCTTCATAAACAACTACATCATCATCTTTTTTTGCTTTTTCATAACCATATTCATCATAAATTGTAGATTTAACTTTATAGTAATTTCTTTTTAAACTTTCACCTATAAATGTTACATCATTTTCAATATCGTGTGATAGTTCAATCCAATTGTGTTCTAATAAAAATCTAAACAATTGACCTTCTAAAAAATTTTTACTAACACCCATTCTATTTGTTTCTTTCAATAAAAGTCCTAAAGCAACAGCATAAGAAGATAGACTGGATTTTAAACCAACTCTATGCATAATACGTTTTAGATTGAATATAAATCTATCTAAAATAGTATATGCGTTCTTCTCCTGTGAAGTTTTTAATTCACTTCTTTTCTTTAATACTTTACCGTCTTTATCAATAATACCTTGCTCGTATGCTTTTGTTTTATCAAAAGGCGTAACGAGTCCTTTAACCACTCGGTAAGTTATTAACATATCTACTGCTCTACTCATCTTTTATATCTTTTTTTATTAGTTCTAAAACTTTCTCATCTATTGTTATACTTGGTATTTCCTCTATGTCAATATAATTTAAATAGACTAAAAAAGTTTTAAGATAAGTCCAAAACTCTTTTTCTATTTTAAAAAATAATAAAGTACACGCAGGTGTTACCTTAAACATATTTTGTAATATGATTATGTGATTTAATATCAATCTAGTTTTTAATGTACCACTTGATTGATACTTTCTAAACAATCTTTTAAGATACTTAAATCTTTTAAGATCATCTTCAAAATCATCTTCACCATTTGCCCTATCATTATCATAGTGCTTTATGGCATACATTAACCAATTACGTGTGTTAATCGTCTCAAACATAATAATGTAATTTTAAAGTTATACTAATTTAGCGTAAACTTTAGAAGTACCATTTTTTAAAGTTTCGTATTCAAATTGTAATTTTAAACCACTTTCTTTTCTATGAGAGATACCGTCATCACTAGTTACTTCATCTGCTTGTTCAGAACCAGTTTTACCATATCTACCACCAAATTGAACCATAGCCGCTTCTGCTTTTCCTTTATCACCTGGCATATCTACTTCACCAAAAGTTAAACCAATTCTACTTAGTTTCTCTCTTAATTCAGCAACTGCTTGTTTAGGATCAATAAATTCTCTTGCACCAATACTACTTACAAAAGCATTTACTTGTTTTAAAACATCTGCGTCTTCTATGTTGTGTGGACCTAAATTACTATTTTCAACGGAACCGTGAGACGTTGTGTTGGTAGTACCAACCGCTGATGCTGTTTTAGCAGCATTGTTGTCTTCTATTACATATTCCTTAAATGTTTTCATTTTTCTTTCCTTATTTGTACTTGTCTGATTTTTCTTTTGTACCATCACTACGAGCAATCAGACCTTTTGCTTTTAAATGTGCCTTATCAGTAAAACCTGCCTTACCTGACTTATAACGCTTCATTGCGTCAGCAGTATTAGGCGGAGTTTCTTTAATAAGGTCTTCTTCAAAATCTTTGAAATCATTATCTTCATCAAAATTTTTGAATCGTTTCATTTTAACTTGTTGCTATTGAAGCAGCAACCTCTTTATTTTCTTCAGGTTTTTCTTCAGGTTTTTCTTCACCTTTAGATAGTTTAATTAAAACCTCTGTTTGTTGAATTGCTCCATAAACAGCGTTCAAATTGTTTCTTAACTTAACTAGTTCACCTTCTAATCTTTTGATACCATTATTGATATTGTCAAAATCAGTTGTTAACTTTTTCTTTTGATCTTCCAATATTGAAAGACTTATTACATTATTTGTCATTTTCTATTCACTCCTATTATTATGCTAATACGTAACCATTACCGCCGATTACATACCAATTAGAATTTTTAAATATTAAGATTGCACTTTCGCCTGGTGCGTTTAGTGTAATTGTTGAGTAACCACCTAAGTTAGCAGGTGTAATTGTTACTGCATTTGTACCAGAAGTTGAAGTGTTTAAAATAACTTTCACTTGTCCATTAGAACCATCTGCTAAAGCACAACTATGTGTTGCTGAAGTAGCATTGATTTCTGTTACGGCAGTTGTTACATTAACTGCTGTTGTTGACGAACCGTCTGCTGTAATTGTTTGTGAAGTTTGTTTTAAAGCAATCCAAGAAGGTATATTATTAAATACATCTTCCGCTGTTACTTTTTTGTTGATTGGTGTACCTGATGGATCATCAACTACGTGAAACAAGTCTGCACTTGCTAATGCGTCACCCAAATCAGTTAACGCTGTTATTTTCTTATCTGCCATTTTTTTCTCCTATAATCCGAGTTAACGGTAAACTACTCTATGCATTTACATAGATCAAAAGTGGCACAAATAAATGTGCCACTATAATTCTATTTATTACGAGTCAGGATATTGTGAATCGTCACCAGCACCTGTGTCTCCACCCATAGATGAAGCAGCAACTAGTGTTTCGTGGAATACACGACCTGATCTACCACCTGAACCAGTAGTACGTTTAACCCAACCAGCGTGAGTAACACCAGCAGTTACGCCAGTTTCAGTTGTATCAACACCATAAATGTTTGCTACAACGTCATCTACTACACCAGATTGAGCGATGTACTTTGGTTTACCAGCGGCTTCGTCTGTCATTGTCCATAAAGCCATAACTCTCTCCTTTTAGTTTATGCATAAACTCTAATATTAGAGTTCAATACTATTTATAACCTAGTTTTTTTAGTTGAGAGATTGTATTTGCTGTTGAAGTATGATGAATACCAATACCACCTTTTGCCTTAAATTGATTAATATTTTTGATATAATCATCAATTAAAATAGCAGGTGTGTTAAAAGTTTCACCTCTAGTAGCAAAGTTTTGTTTTTCTCTACGTTTAACAAGGTTAATTCGTGTGTTTGATATACCTAAATTAGTTCTTGCCCATTTTCTTTTACCAGGTATACAATTAGGGTCTGAAGTTTGTTCAACATACGCTGAAAGTATGTGAGGATTGTATTTTGATATAAAACTCCATAATGTTTTTCCGTCTCTAGTCCAAGGCATACTTGACCAAAAGTTAGGAAACTTCAATACAGGTTTCCACTTTTCTGCACTTTTAGGTAAACTTGCCCACCTACCTATAGGCATACCAGTTGCTTTTTCTGCTTGAGATTCAAAGTCGCAAAGAACACCATCCATATCACAATAGATACGTGGTAATTCTTTTGCTTCTTTAAGACTAAGATTCGATATTAAATTTTTGTAATTCATTCATCATATAGGTCTGTACTGTGGACTAGTGTCAACTTCAGAAGCAGGTTGTCCTGTATCTGCAACTTTCTTATCCTTCAAACCTTCTTTTTCTGCGTCTTCTTTTTGTTTCAAAAGTTTTTGAGCAATACCAATTTTTAAAGGGACTTCACCAGTTTTAGGATTAGGTTCTACTCTAGCAATTCGTTCTTTATCAACTTTTGCTAAAGTAATTTGACTTCTCAATTTTTGATTTTCTTTTTTTAAAGCGTCAATCTTATCTGCTGTTTCTGCTTTTTCTTTGTCATCTTTTTTTTCATCTGCCTCTTTAACTTCTTCTTTTTTATGTTCACTATCTTTCATAATAGTGCCATCTGGCATTTTGTGATGACCTGCTGGAACATCTTTTTGTTCTTTTTTAGCATACTTCTCTCTCAACATTTCTTTAATTTGATCTACTAAAGAAGCACTTTCATTTTTCATTTTACCATAACCTTCTTTTTTATCTTCTTTATCTTTGATCGCTTTTTGTAATGCTGGTGGAAGTTTCTTTTGAGCAGCAGTTAATTCTTCTACTTCTTTTTTCTTTTCATCTTCGTGTGAAGTTTCTTTTACAGGTTTAATAACTTCTTTTTCACCTGCTTTAGGATCATCTCTTAATTTTTCTTTATGATCTGGTTTATCAGAAATTTCAATATCGTTTACTTCGTTCTTTGCTTGATGTTTAGAATCTATTTTATTAAAAAATGATTTCTTTTCATCATCCGACATATCTTTAATAGACTTACCAGATTTTTCTAATTCTGCTTTAAACTTATCGGCATAGGAAGATTCAACAGTATGAGATTCAGTTTTCTTATACATCTCACTATTGTTTGCTCTTTGTATCGCTGCTGAAGTATTAAACATATCTTTGATAACTTCTTCAATAGGTTTAACTTCTTCTTTTTTAATAGACTTAGCAATATCGTGTGCTTTTGTAATAGTAGATTTTTCTAAAGGAGGTGTATCGCCTGTTTGTTTCATAGCAGCCGCCATACCAATTGCGTAAGCGTTATCTTTTTGTTCTGCTTGATATTCTTCATATGGGTCTGTTGGTTTTGTATGAAGTCCAGGTGGATAAGGTTTGGCTCCTTTTGGGTGATAATAAAATTTCTTTATACGATTATATTTTACTGGTGCAGGCCAATAATAGAATCCTCCAGATTTACTATATTTTGCTCTTGCTGGAATATCACTATCTTTTTGTTCTTTGATTTCTTCTTTAGTCTCTACTTTAGATTCTACCTTTACCTCTTCTTTTGAAGAAGTAGTTTGTTTAACAGGTGTTACTGCCTTTTTGATTGCGTCTTCTAATGTTCCTTTTTTTGTTTCAAAATAAGGATTTTTTGTATATTGATAATTAGTCATTTTAGTTCTTCCTTGATTGTTTCGCCAAGTCCTTATCTGCCGTATGATAAGTTTTTCCTTTTGTTAAAAAACTATTTATACGTGCAAATGCCCATTGTTGTGGAGTTGTACCAGGTCTGTGTCCGCCTTTCCAAGCAGCCATTCCTCTATCGTACACCTTTTTCAATATTGAATAAGGTACACCTGACTTTTCTGATTTCTTTTTTATACCTTCTATTTCTTCGCCTAATATACTTTTAACTACTTTGACATTAATTTTCAACATCTTAGCAATTTCTTCAGCAGATTTACCTTGTTGTTGCATAGTAAAAATGTCTTTCATTCTACCTTCGTATATTTTATTAGCAAATTCTTTAAATTTAGTTTTCATTATGCTCCGTTAAATGAATCATAGTCCATTGAGTTAACTTTTTTATCTTCGTGTCGGCATTTTCCGCAACACTCAATTTCATATCTTTCACCATCGCCGTCTGTGTATTCTTGTTTACACTTGCCTCCGCAATGGCAATCGTGTCCACAATTTTGACAAGAAACCATTAATAGTTTTCCTTTGTTAGTTCGTTTGGTGCATATTTCATAGTTGTGCCATCTGATCTTTTTACTGTGTAGTATTTTTCATCATCAGCACCATCAGGTTTATCTAGTTTAGTTACTATACCTGACATACCACTTTCTTTGCACTTTACTTTATCACCTACTGCATAATGACTTTCTTTTAATTCTGTTTCTTCAAACTTGCCTGTTTTCTTATATATTTTATTTCTTGCAAGTGTTGATACAAAAGGTATTTTTGCTTTGTATAATTGTCTTAATGTATCTAAATCATATGTTGATTGATCTAAATGTTTTGACATTTTATTTGCCATTTCAGGAGATATAGTTTTACCTTTTAAATCACCATATGCTTTTTGTAAATCTTTAATAATACTATCAGCAATTTTTTCATTTACTTCTTCTTTTTGTGTAGGATCGTAACTGTTTCCCATAAAATCAGCAGTCGGTGCTTGAAGTCTATCATTTGTTTTTTCAATAGACTCAATTTCCATATCATCAATACTACCACCGCCACCTGGACCTATTTTTCTTTGTTTTCTTGCTTTTTCTAATTCGTCATATGCTTTGTCTTCAGCAGCACTTTCAGTTGGTGCGTCAATGACCATATGAAAACTGTCTTCAGCACTTACACCTTTATACGAAACTCTACCTTCAATTTCCCACCTTGCTTCTTTCATTTCTTTTTTCTTTTCATCTGAAGAATTTCCAAGATGTTTATGTACTACTTTATCTAATTCTTTATGAAAAGCGTCTATTTCTTTATCAGTTGCTGCTTCGATAGTTGTTTCATTTGCTCTTTTTAAAGCATTCTTAACATCTGGATGATTTGATAATCCTTTTGCAAGTTTTTCGATTGCCTTTACAGCACCGTCATAGTTACCACCTTTATATCTAGGATCGTTTAATATTCCGTATGCCATTTTAATTTGTTGTTGTGTATATTCTAAAATTGTTTCTTCATTTTGTTTCATATCAGGATTATACATTAAGTAATCTGAAACTGAATTGATATAGTCTTTTGCTTTTGTAATTTTAGATTGTACCCACGCCTCTAAAGGATTGCCTTCATCTGATTTACCTTTTAATGCTGAAGCAAGTTGAGTTGCCTTATCAGCAATCGCCTCTAGTTCACCTCTTGCCATTGATATTTCGTGGTCTTTTTCGTCTTGTTCTTTCTTTACATTGTACACTTCATTTACAACTTGTGTCCAACTTTTTCTATATCTACTCATTATAACTCCGATCTTACTGCATCCCAATTGGATACTTTTCGTTTTAAACCATCTATTAATAGTTTTTCTAATCTTTGTCTTATCTGTATAGCGTCATTTCCAATTTCTCTTCCATAATTGTTGTGTACCATTTCTAATGCTTTATAAGCGTCTGCTAATTTTTTGTCTCTTAAAATTTTGTCTGCAATATATCTTCTGGACTCAAAGTGGTCATTGTAAGCAGTTTTTGCTTTGATGTATTGTAAATCTGTTTTACTCGCTTCTGCTTCAAACAATTGCGATTTAAATTCTTTTAATGTTTTTTTACTCATATTCTTTTATCTCTAGTTTTAGATCACTACTACCTTTATGTAATCTATGAAACTCTTCCTTGTTAATATGATAATTATTACCTACTTCTAATTCAAAAGGCAATTCATTATCCATTTGTAATTTCCATCCTGTACCATATATCACTTTAACAACTCGGTCTTTTCTATCTTTATGCCAAATTAGTTGTTCTTTTTTGGCATTCTTTTTAAAGACTCTAGTAAATACATTATCATAAACACTCTTTTCAAAGTCTTCAAATGGTTTATAATAATCTAAAAATTCTTTCATTACCAATAAAAATTTCCACCACCACTCATACCTAAACTTTTAGCATAACGTGGCAAATTACAAGCCCAATATGCTGCCTTCGTTTTATCTTTTTGTTGATCGCATTGATGACGAGCAGCAAAAGATTTTCTTGCTTCTGGATTTTTAAGTTTAACACTTAATCCAGTTGTGTCGCCCCAAGTGACCTTTTTAATCTTGTCACCATCTCGGACAAACACATAAAACTTTTTCGGTCCACCTCTTTTTGGTTTGTTCAAAGGTGGGTTCTTTTCTTCTTCTTCTTGTATTGGACAATCTAAAGGTACTTGTTCACCTTCATATTCTCCAAATTCTCCAATATCAGATTCAATAAGATGTTTATCCCAACTAGTTAATTCTGTTAACTCGCCGTTATTATAGAGTTTTCTTGCTTCTCTAAACAACTTATAAAATTCGTTACTGTGGACTCTATAGATGTTTTCTGCTAAAGGTATATTACTACCTAAATGATACATCAAAGACTCACTTACATTATTATATTCTTTAAAGTTAAGTCTCATTCTATAAAATCCTTAAAAGACTTGATAGTATGATTAAATTTACTTTCCCAATCATCACCATATCTTTTCTTATATTTATCTTTAATATCTTCTCTAGTTTTGTAATTTTCGACATCTTTTTGAGTAACATAACCGTCTATTTGTTTCGCTTTTATAATCTGTTCTCCACTACCTGATTTTGCTGGTGTATATGCACTACCTTGGAAATTAGGATCATAATTAGGTTCTCCAGGTGTTATCTTACTTGTATATTCAGCATAATCGTGTCCTATATCATATGCCTCTGGTACACAATTAGGTACTTGTTTTCCACCTTTATTCTTCATTCCTACTTGTTTATAACCTGTCCAACAAGCGTCTTTTAATTCTTTCTTTAATTCACCAAACATCTTTTTATACTTTTGTGTATATTTACTAGGTTTAGTTTTAGCATCCTTTTCACCTGGTGCTGGTTCATATGCTGATTTATCACTATCACCTTTTTTAGCATTTCTTTTAAAGTGTGCGTCTCTTTTATCTTTCGTATCTTTTGATAAACCTGTAAA